CGTCCATTACTAGAGTCATTCATAGCTGCCAATAAAAGAGCAGAGATTACCCGCTGTCATAGTACGCATGGAGATACAGACTATCGTTACTCTATTACCAGCACTGGTTACGGGTTAGCCGATATCATCTGCCATTCAAGACACGTTTCGTTGGGAGATGGCGAGGGATTCACCACATATTGGAAAGAAATATTCTCTGGAAGTCTAAATGAATTCATCATGAGCAATATCGATGCTGCGGAGGCTCTAGCATGAAGCCTCTATTAATCACCTTATTTTTACTAGGCTCAATTCTACTGGTATCAGCCAATGATTCAGAGCTAGAGCGGGATGCAGATCAGAACTATTGCGAGATGGTTAATCTTCACAAGCAATCAAATGGCGATATAGGATGGCCTGACTATAAAAATACCTATGAAAAGGGGTGCAAATAAGATGACAAAATACCAGCTATTCTACAACGAACATGGGTGTTACCCGCTCTGCGATACAAAAGAAGAGGCTGAACGATTTAAGCAAAAATCAGAAGAGAAATGGCCTGAAATGAAGGTGGAAATAAAGCAGATTGAGGAGCAAGACCAATGAAGACAATGAACAGCCTGAATATTCACGACATTAAAGAAGTAGAAATCACTACTGAAGTTCTTGAGGCGGTCGGCAGACCATTTACAGTTACAAAATATAGGTTTACAGACGATAAAGGAAATGTTTTTACCGTAAATTCTTTTTTAAAAGGGGAGCAAGACCAATGAGCGCAGAAATAACTAAGATATTGCTTGATAATATGCCAGAGCTAATTAAAGACGAGAAGGTTGAACCAACTGCCTTAATATTAGATATGGTTTGGAAACATCTTAAAACGATTCAACCCGATTTATTGGAGGTAGCTATAGGAGATGATATTGGTACGCTTGACCATTATATGTTTAATCTTGCTGAAAATAACTGGATAACTACAGCAGCGGCCATGCAAATGTTTATTCTAAGAAAGCTCAGAGCAGTGTCCTATGAGACTATCATGGGATATGAATCCTCAATCTTAGACGCTCACCACTGCTTATGATTGCTTCACTAACTTGTCTAGCTATGGCTGTCTACTTTGAGGCTCGGTCTGAGCCCTTAGAAGGGCAGCTTGCGGTAGCTAATACGATTATCAATAGAGTTGAGTCTGACAAGTTCCCTTCAACCTCCTGCGAAGTTACAAAGCAAGCAAGGTATATCGGTGATCATCCCATCAGGAACCAATGCCATTTCAGCTATTGGTGCGATGGTAAACTAGAGACGATTAATGACCAAGAGGCTTATAGCGTGGCCTTATCAATCGCTATGTTGGCTAGTATTAGATTGTTTGATGTTACAGATGGGGCAGTATTCTATCATCGTGATGATGTACAACCGTATTGGTCAGCAGGGCTAGATGTTACGCGCAAGATAGGTAGACACATATTCTATTCAAACTAAAGGGTAATAATTATGAGCAAGCCAGAAGGGAAGTGGACACAAGAAAATTTTAAGATATATCATTTTGACAATCCAAAAATTTATGAAATGTTTGAACACTTTGCTTTACAAATAGCGAGTAAAAAATCCTATTTTTCAGCTAAATGTATTTTTCATAGAATTCGCTGGGAGACAGCAATGACGGGTACAGATGATGATTACAAGATAGATGATGGGTGGATTTCACACTATGCTCGGTTGTTTATGGAGAGACATCCAGAACATAAAAGTTTCTTTCAGACTAGAACTAGAAGAAAATCCTATCATAATCAGACACAAGAGTTGCCTGTCGATGATGTCTCTAAATACCTCGATTTTTTTAAAAGCCAATATCACTAGGATAGTATTCTAAAATCAACATTGGTACACTCACCCCTAGCCAGAGGCTAAACCAGATCACTAGGGGTGATTATGTTAGAGATACAATACATTGCTACGGACAATCTAATTCCGTATATCAACAATTCGCGCACTCATTCAGAGGCGCAGATTCATCAAATCACAGCATCTATAGTTGAATTCGGCTTCACTAACCCTGTCTTAATTGATGAAAAGGGCATGATTATAGCTGGTCACGGGCGTACTGAAGCTGCCAAAATTCTAGGTATAGATGAAGTCCCTACTATTACTCTCAAAGGCTTAACAGAAATTCAAAGGCAGGCTTATATTATAGCCGATAACCAACTAGCACTAAATGCTGCATGGAACGAAAATATGTTAAAGCAGGAGATAGAAACCCTGCAAATGCTAGATTTTGATATAAGTTTGATAGGATTTAATGTTGATGAATTGGCCTATATGCTTAACAGTGATGATGACCTTGATATAGATATTACAGAGGAAACATACAAAGAAAATCAAAACTTTTTAATTAAATGCGAAACTATTGAGGAAATGGAGCAACTTCAGGGCTTTTTGCGTTTACAAAAAAACGAAATTTTCTATAAAGACTTTGAAAAACTAATGGTTAAGAGATGAGAATTTTTTGTCAAATACCACATCCTACGGGAAATACCATATCTGCTTATATAAAAAACGCTATATGGATTAATAAAGTCTTAGAAGACAAAGGACATAAAGTTGATATTTTTTACTCTAATACTCAAGAAAGAATCAATCCTAGCGTTAAGTATGACCTTTTAGTATCACATTACGGCTCTGCTTTTTTTAGACCTCATAAAAAATTAAAAGCATTGTTTTTTAACAATAATTCACCTTATATATGGATTGCCAACGAATACGATGTAGTTCCAAACTCTTTTTTTAATAATCAATTAAAGGAAAGACCTTCTTATATTTTAGCCAATTATGATTTTATTAATAAATTTAAATCTGTCAAAAACAAGGTAACAAAAAATTTAAATCTTATACTTTTCAATGAGTTTCAAACTGTTAAGGAAAAAAAGTATGACCATATTTACTTTGGGACTCATAGACCAGATAGGAAAAAATATCATGGTATATATTTAAAAAAGAATATTTATCTTTCTTGTAAGAATAAAAACTCTATTGAATTTAAAAAAGATGGCAGTACTTCACCGTTAATCAAAGAATTGGACATTAGCAGAGGTGATTTAAGTCTTTTTAGATTTAGCTTATATATTGAGGATGTTTCAACTCATACAAGATTTAATAATTTATCAAATAGATTCTACGAAAATATTGGAAGTAATGTAGTAACTCTGTTTGACATAAACTGTTTGTCAAATATAAAAAAGGCAGGCCTTATTGGCTATGAACCTTTTATTGTTTCTTGTAATGAGGATTTAAACAATTATTCTGCTGATAACTATGAAGAATTGATGAGTTTGCAAATGAAGTGGAAAATTGACGCTATAAACCAAACATTAAATCTTGAAAAAGATATAGTTTTATTTTTTGAGAATGCTTGCGAAAGCAATAAGGATAGTCAATGAAAGTGGGCAATCAAGGTGAAGGCGGCGGCAGACCTATAGTTGAGTTTGATAAAGATCAAATTATTATGGTTGGAAAACTTGCATCAGTTTTAACTAAAGCTCAGTTATCTGATTACTTTGGAATATCTGAGACTACCTTTCGAGCTATTGAAGAAAGACAGTCAGAGGTTTCTGACGCTTATAAAAAAGGAAAAAGCAAGGCTATTGCTAGTGTTGCGGGTAATCTGGTCAATCAAGCACAAAATGGTAATACAACTGCGGCAATATTCTATCTAAAGACTCAGGCAGGATGGAAAGAGCAAGATACAACGACCATATCTACAACGACAGATAACGTAATACAGATCATTCGTGCTGTTAAGCCTGACTGAACCCCAAGAAGAGTTTGTATGCTCTGAATCTAAATACCCTGCTCTAGTTGGTGGACTTGGTAGCGGTAAGACTATGGCTGGCATTTATAGATTACTATGCCTGATGATGTCTGACCCAAGCATCAATGGCGCATACTATATGCCTACCTATGACCTTCTCAGATTACGCGCACTGTCAGGAGTTGAAGAAGAATTAGAAAAACTAGGTATAGGCTATAAAACTAACCGCTCTGAATACACTGTAGAGATTCAAGGCTATGGGACAATGATACTTAGATCATACGATAGACCTGAACGAATTGTGGCCTATGAGGTAGCGCACTCGATAGTTGATGAGCTGGATACACTTCCTAAAGATAAGGCTGCATTAGTTTGGAGAAAGATTAGTGAAAGAAACCGACAGAAGTGTACTAACCCTGCTGGGAATACTATCGGCTGTGTGACTACGCCAGACCAAGGATATAGCGGGTTTGTATATCAGAAATGGGTCAAGTCATTACAAGATGGCTATACTGTAATAAAATCCCCTACAGAATCTAATCCTTTCTTGCCAGAAGGTTATATTCAACAGATAAGAGATAACTACGACCCAGTTCTAGCCGATCTATTCTTAAAAGGGGAGTTCGTTAGCTTATCCGTTAACAAGGTCTATCACTTCTTTGCTAGAGAGAAACACCACACAGACCGCATACTTACTGACAATGATAGATATGTATACGTTGGTATTGATTTCAATATTGGCGGCTGCTGTTCGATAGTTAGTGTAATAGACGGCAAGAATCCAATTACAGTTGACGAGTTTATTAGCCACGACACTAGAGACTTTTGTTCAAGACTTTCTAAGTATGAGAGGGCAGGCAGGAAAATAATAGTTTATCCTGACGCTAGTGGGAAGTCTGGTAGCACTAACGCTACTGGTTCAGATATTGATATAATACGCGCTCACGGTTATTCTGTTGACTGTCCTAATGCTAATCCAATGGTCAGAGACCGGATTAATGCAGTTAACGGATTGCTATCGCACGATAGATGGCTAATTAATACGGATACCTGCCCACACTTAACTGATGCGCTAGAATCGCAAGGTTATATGAAGGGCGTACCCGAAAAGTTCAGTGAACATCCTGCAATAGATGACTGGGTCGATGCGGCGGGTTATTTTATCAACCGCAAATGGTCGCTGGGCAGACCTGTCGTGGTTACGAATATAGGTATGTCGCTATGATTAACTTCGAACACCCCAAATATAAATTGAATATCCCAAAATGGCAGCTTGTAGATGACATCTGCGAAGCCAAGAATCTCTCAAAATATCTAGTCAAAATAAACCCGCATGATGCCTCGATGTCTGCTGTTCAGCGCAGGAAGCAATTCTTTCATAGAAGTGTTTTTTATGCGATTGCTGGGTATACAGCACAAGGGTTTCTGGGAAAGGCTTTTAGTGAGCCAGCCAAGTGTATAGTCCCAGATGATTTAGATTACATCAGATACGATATTGATGGAGCAGGAATATCTATCTATCAACAGGCTCAAGAAGTATTCAAGGATGTTGTAAGGGTTGGAAGAGCAGGATTATTAATAGACTTCCCAAGCGTTGATGGCGATGTCTCAAGACAAGAGATGGTTAATAACGAGACTGCCGCAACGGTTACGCGGTTCTCAGCAGAGCAGATAGTGAACTGGCAGGTTAGGAAGATAGGCTCAAAAATCAAGCCTGTACTAATTGTTTTGTCTTCAGTAGAACAAGAATTACATGAAGACGGCTTTGGTTTTAATGAAGTCCCTATATTCATTGAGCTGCGATTAGAGAATGACGGTTATTTCCAGAGAGAATGGCGGCTAAACAAAGACACAGATAAATATTATATTTATAGCGAAGCTGTACCGCTCGATAGTAAAGGTCAAAGACTGACAAGCATTCCTTTCGTATTTGTTGGCTCAGAGGCTAATACTGCGCGAGTTGATTTTGCTCCTATGTACGACCTAGCTAAGATTAACGTGGGACATTACAACAACTCAGCAATCTATGAAGATTCAGTATTCGTTATAGGCCAAGTCCAACCGTGGATGTCAGGCATATCTGGCGATACTCTTGAAGACCTTAGAAACAATGGTCAGTTTATTGGCTCTGGTACATTAATGGGTGTTCCATCTGGCGAGAAGTTTGACTTTGCTCAAGCTAAACCGAATAGCCTTGCAAGAGAGGCAATGATGGACAAAGTTCACATGATGATTGGTCTAGGGGCTATGTTTCTATCTCCAGCGGGTCAAGCCAAGACAGCAACTCAAGTAGATGGCGAGTTAATGGCGCAGCATAGTGTTCTAAGTCTAATATCGTCCAATGTCTCAGAGGCTTATAATCAAGCACTAGGCTATGTACAACTGTTTATGGGCGGGGATGAAGAAGCCACACTTCTTATCAACAGAGAGTTTATTCGTCCTAATGCTACCTCCCAAGATATTACGGCAATGGTTGCCTCGTTCTTACAAGGTGCGCTTCCTTTGAGTGATCTATTGAACTGGCAGCAAAGACATGGCCTAGTCGATAGAGATAAAACACTGGAAGAATACTCTGAAGAGATAGGCGTACAAGACGCAATGGTTGACCTTGACGAAGAAATCTAATGCCTCAAACACCACAAGAGCTTTCAGATATTGCTGTTAGACATCAGGTTTATCTTGAAGGCTTGAAGACGCATGAGGTTAAAAAGAATCAAATATTCTTAAAAGATATTGATAAGATTGTCAGCAAAAAGTTGATGAATAAAGATATTAGCGGATATACAAAGAATAAGCTCAACAAGTTATTGACCTCAGTTAAGCAGGATTTAAAAGTAATCTCTGATGATTTCTCCAAGATGGTTTCTGGGGAATCTGTTGATATTGCAAAAAATTCAAGGGACTTTGAAATTAAAACTTTAAAGACTGTTGCTCCAATCGAATATTCTGTTCCTTCTGAGGCTCAATTAGCCGCTGCTGTTTTTGCAAATCCTCTAACAATGAAAGGTGCGGATACTGGCAAACTGTTAAAACCTTTTTTAAAAGACACAAGTAGAAAAGCTGTTGAGCAGATAGATGGAATAATTAGAGCTGGCTATTATATGGGGCAAACCACGCCAGAGATTGTTAGAACAATTAGAGGAACCAAAGCAGCCTTGTTTAAAGACGGGGCTATGCACAGGATTAATCGCGCACTTAACACAGCAACTAGAACAGCAGTACAACACGCATCAGCTCAAGCTAGAAATCAAGTTTGGAAAGATAATGAAGATATTGTTGAAAGGGTAAAATGGGTTTCAGTGCTAGATGGCAGAACTTCTGCTGTTTGCAGATCACTGGATGGTCAAGTTTTCAATAATAGACCGCCAGAAGGTCCAAGACCGCCTATTCATCTTAACTGTAGAAGCACGACAGTAGCAGTATTGGATAGCCGATTTGATTCTTTAGATGAGGGCAGAACAAGAGTTGCCAGACAATACGATTCAAAAGGAAAACAAATAAAAGGAAAGGGAGCTGTTAAGTCCATTCCAGCTAATGAGACCTATTATGATTGGCTAAAAAGACAACCCAACAAATTTCAGGCTTCAGTAATTGGAGAAAACAGAGCTAAGTTATTAAGAGATGGCGGCTTGTCCTCAGAAAAATTTGCCAAACTTCAATTATCAAAAGACTTTAAAGAGCTGACTTTGAAGGATATGAATAGATTACAACCTTTGGCATTTGAAAAGGCAGATGTAACCGAGTTTATTGATTAAGGTTCCGTAAGTGGGTTAGGTAACCCAAATTAGTGGGTTAGGTAACCCGCTATGGGGTAGACAAACATTAACACGGACATTAGACTGTCGAAGTCGCTAACTGGGTTAGCAAATATCTCGGAGAGATTTATGATAGATTTTAAAGTTGAGAGTGTTGAAGATTTGCCAGAATCCATTCAAGAGCTGTATGAGCAAAAGGATGACGGGTTTGAACTTAAAATCTCAGGACTGCCAGAACAGGATGAATCTAATCTCTCTGGGTTAAAAAAGAAAGTAGAAGAATTATTGACCGAAAGCAAAACCGCCAAGAAAAAGGCTAGGGAAGCTATATCTGCGGCAGAGCAAGCCCAAATGGAATCGGCCAAGAAAGGTAATGATACAGAGGCTTTGCATAAGAGCTGGGAAGAGAAATTTAATTCCCGTGAAAATGAGATGCAAGACCATATAGGAGAGCTAACGAAAACTATCGTCAAGCTAACCAGTGGTCAAGCTGCATCACAAATTGCTTCTGAGATTGCCGTTCAAGGTTCGGCTAATGTTTTATTGCCGCATATTGAAAGAAGGCTCTCTACAGAAAATAGAGATGGGGTTCCTAATATCATTGTATTAGATAATGACGGACAGCCATCAGCTATGACAGTTGCAGAATTAAAGAAAGAGTTTCAAAATAGTGCGAGTTTTGCTCCGCTAATAGTAGGAACAAAAGCCAATGGCGCGGGGCGTACAGGAGGCAAGGATAGTGGCGGTGCTACTTCTCAGCAAATAACCAGAGCAGATTTTGACGGGTTAAGTCAATTTGAACGCTCTAAATACGCCAAAAGCGGCGGCACAATTACTGATGATTAAGGTGAATACAAATGGCTAATGTTCTAACTGATTTAGCGGCAGACATATATACAGCAGCAGACACGGTAGGTCGTGAACTTGTTGGTGTAATTCCTTCGGTAACAATTAACACTAATGCGACAGAAGTAGCAGCTCAAGGCGAAGTAATTCGTGCTGCCTTCACACAAGAGCAAGCGGTAACTACCGTGACCCCTTCAATGACTATCCCAGAAGGTGCTGACCAGACTGTAGATAATAAGACGATGACTCTTAGCTCTACGGCTTCGGTTAAAATACCTTGGACGGGTGAAAACATTAAGTTTGTAAACAATGGCGCGGGTTTTGACACTATTTACGGTGATCAAATCAAGCAAGCCATGAGAGCAATCACTAATCAGATTGAAACAGAAGTTGCTCTTGATATTGCTGATCGCGCTTCACGCGCAGTTGGTACGGCAGGTACGACTCCTTTCGCGTCAGATTTTAATACTGTTGCAGAAGTTCGTCAGATTCTAGTTGATAACGGAATGCCTTCAAATGATCGACAGGCAACTCTTGTCATTAACTCTGCGGCTGGTACTAAGTTGCGAAACCTTGCTCAACTCAATCAGGTTGATTCTTCTGGTAACGATGATATGTTGCGAAGAGGCACTTTGCTTGATCTTCAAGGTCTTATGATGAAGGAAAGCGCAGGTCTTAATAATCACACGGCAGGAACTGGGTCTAGTGCAACTACTGACGATGCTGGTTATGCTGTTGGCGCAACTACGATCACTTTAGCTTCTGCTGGAACTGGAACTATCCTAGCTGGTGACGTTGTTACTTTTGCTGGTGATACTAATCAGTATGTTGTAACAACAGGTGATGGCGATGTATCTGGAGGCGGCACTATCATTCTAGGTGCAAATGGTCTGCAAGTAGCGATAGCTGCTTCAACTACAGCCATTACAGTAGTAGCTTCTTCAGTCAAGAACGTAGCATTTCATCGTGCTGCTGTTGAGATTGGTATCCGAGGCATGGCTCAACCAATGGGTGGCGATGCTGCTGTTGATCGTATGACAGTGCAAGACCCAATGTCTGGCATTATCTACAACATAGCTGCCTATAAAGGCTATAACAAAGCGATGTTTGATATCTCTTGTCTCTATGGCTATAAAGTCTGGAAGCCAGAGTTCACCGCTGTACTGTTAGGCTAAATAGAATGAGGGGTGGCTTCTGCTGCCCCTTTTCTTTTTTGGAGTTCAAATGCCAAAAGATTCAAGACTCACTCGATTAGGCTTGGATAAATTCAATCAAGCTAAACGCACCCCGAAGCATCCAACCAAATCCCATGTCGTTGTTGCCAAAGTAGGCGATAAAATAAAGACTATTCGATTTGGTCAGCAAGGAGTATCCGGTTCACCTCCTAGAGCAAACGAATCAAAGGCTGACGCTGCTAGAAGGGCATCTTTCAAGGCAAGACACGCTGAAAATATAAAGAAAGGCAGGATGTCTGCGGCTTACTGGTCGAATAAGGAGAAGTGGTAATGTATAAAGGCAAAAAGAAGAAGCCCAAGGGAAGGTAAATGACAACTATCGTAATTGAAGATGGAAGTGTTGTTGCTGGAGCTAATAGCTATGTCTCGATGGCAGAGTACATAGCTTATGCTGCCACCCTCAACATTACCGTTACTGACAGTCAGATATTCCAAACTCAGATTATTGAGGCTGGTCAATTTATTGACGGTTTAGAAAACGTCTTAAAAGGCGAGACCACAACCAAGACTCAGCCAATGGCTTATCCCAGAAACAATCTAACGGATATAGCTAACTGGTCTTGGGCTAGTAATGAGATTCCTACGCAAGTAAAAGAAGCGCAGATGTCTTTAGCTATTGATATACAGTCAGGCGAGGACTTGTGGAATGTATCGCAAAGCGGAGCCACAGGAATTAAGAAAGAAGAAGTTGTCGGAGCGGTAGTCGTAGAATACGCCGTTTCAGACGCTGTTAAGTCTGCAAGAAGAAGCAGAAGCGGCAATTTATTGTCTTTGCTAATGAAATTTAATGGTCTAGGTATACCTCTGGCGATGTCGTAATGAGCGCAACCTTTTACACAAGCATGGCGGCAACTGCATCAAGGTTGCTCAAAAAGTTTGGCATGACAATTACTATTAAAAGAACTACAGGCGGTAGTATTAGCCCTGTTACTGGTGCTGTCGTGGCTGGAAGTACCGCAACCTATACTCCGCAGGGTTTGGTTCAGCGTTACAGAGATGAACAAATAGACGGAACAAGAATTCTATCTTCTGACAGATTAGTTATTGTAGATAATACGGTTGAGCCATTAACTACGGACAAAATTACTTTGTCATCTCAGGATTGGTCAATAATAGATGTGAAAGAATCAAAGCCTTCCACTATTGGGATTGTGTATTTTATACAGGCGAGAAGATAAATGGCTACTGTAAACATCTCAGCATGGGCAAAGAAAACTAACACAACCCTAGATGAAGCGGCTAGAGGTATAACCATTAATTTGTTTTCTTCTATTATTGAGAATACCAGAGCCGATACTGGTCGAATGAAAGGTAATTGGCAAGCAAGTATTGGAATCCCAATTACAAGAGAAACAACAAGAACTGATATAAATGGGCGGGAAACTATCAGACAAATGAAAGGTGTAGTTAAATCTGGCGTAGTCAATATAATTACAAACAATGTCCCTTATGCTCCATATTGGGAACAACAAGACGCAATGGTTGCCAAGAATATGGCTAGGATTGAACGGAACATTAAAGCAGAAGTAAGGAAAGCCCAGTGAGCATTAAGATAGATCAGGCTTTTATTCAGAGCTTCATTGATGGTGCTTATGGGCTAGAAACGGCCTATCAAAATCAACCCTATACGCCTACGGCTGGGACTCCTTACGCTGAATTGCTAAATATTCCTAATGACATTACAGCTTTAGATTTAAAATCTACCAATGAAACAGATGGTTTGTTTCGTATAATCTTGAGGTATCCTGTTGATTCAGGTGCTTTTGCAGCAAAGAACCAAGCAGAAACGATCATGGCAGACTACTCCATTGGGAGCAGTGTTTCATATTCAGGTCAATCTGCTAGAATAACCGCAGTAAACCGCCAGCAGGGTGTAGTTGAAGAAAGCTGGTATGTAACCCTAATCACAATATCATATAGAGCATTTATACCGAGGAATTAAGTTATGCCAACTTCAGCGCAGACATTAGTAGAATCCGTAATTGCAATTTCAGCAACACTACCTACAACATTTGATTCAGATGCCACTACTGGCTATCCGTCTTCAACTTATACAACAGTTGGACAGGTCACTGATTGGTCGGCTGGAGGACAAACTTTTAACGTAGTTACCTCTAACCCTATCAACCAGCGGTCTACCGATAAGTACAAAGGCACTTATAACAATGATGCTGACTCTATTACCGTCAACCGTGACGATGATGATGCGGGTCAAGTTATTGTATTGGCTGCCTTACAAGCCGAGGTCGACTATGCTTTCAAGGTAACTTATCAGGATGGTACTGATGATTATTGGACGGGCAAAGTCGTTTCTTTTAATACTGTCGCTGGAGGCGCAGACTCTTTGGTTCAGAGAACCATACAGGTTGAGCGCACTAGGTCAGTAGTAGTTACCACATAAGGTACAGACTATGGATTTAAGTAAGATTGACCTAACAGCAGCGGCAGACAAGGGCATTACAACTGAACTTGCCAATCCCGTAACTGGAGAGCCTTTAGAAGATGAGGGCGGTAAAAGAATTACCATTAAAGTCTTGGGAAGAGACAGTAAAAAATGGCAACAAATAATGCGAAAATTGGAGCAAAGGAATGCAGCCAAATATCGTAATAAGCCAGTGCCAACCTCCGTTACTGAAAATAATGTGAGAGAGGCACTTGCTGAATGCACGATCAGTTGGCAAAACATTGATTATGATGGCGAGAAGTTAGTTTGTAATAAAGAAAACGCCTTAATGATGTACACCCAACGCAGTTGGATTACAGAACAAGTAATCGAAGATGCTGTTGATCGGAGTAAATACGACACAAAGTAGAAAAGCAATTAGAGGAATACGTCCAGTATTGGGCGTGGCTGACTACAGCTAGTAAAGGTTCGACAAAGGCTAGGATTGAATCATTAGTTGATGTCCAAATGCCTGACATCGAACCTTTTCATTACATGATTTCTTTAATTGCAGAAATAGGACTGAACGGTGTTACATGGAGTGAGATATATCACTGGATGGAACTTACCGGAGTGCAGCTTAGATTATGGGAAATCAAACAGATAAAGAAGCTGTCTGCGATGTACCGGAACTATTCACAGCAATACGAAGGTGGCAGTGTTCCCTCGCCATATAGAGATTATGACGCTCCGCAAGGAATTTCATTAAGCACTCGTGATCAAATACGCAATGACAGGCGATAATTCATGGACGTAGCAAACCTAGATGTCAGGGTAAATTCAACTTCAGTTAAGGCAGCATCCGCAAACATTGCAGGCATGGGTGCGGCTTCTAAAAGTGCTATGTCCAAGGTTAAATTACTCAGCGGTGCTTTAGTTGCTATGGGCGCAGGTAGAGTATTATCTAAAGTAATCAGCGATACCAATCAATTCACTAAATCTATTAGTGAGCTTTCTGCTATCACAGGAGCCACTGGTAAGGATTTAGCATTCTACGAAGAACAAGCCGCGCAAATTGGTAAAACAACCACACTGTCAGCTAGTCAAGCTGCAACAGCATTCAAGTTGATAGCGAGTGCAAAACCTGACCTTCTTCAATCAAAAGAAGCATTAGCAGCCGTTACAAAAGAAGCCGTCACATTAGCAGAAGCTGCTGGAGTTGATTTAGCATCCGCAGCCTCAACTGTTGGTGTTTCTTTAAATCAATTTGGAGCAGAGGCTGATCAAGCGTCTCGTTTCGTAAATGTATTGGCTGCTGGCGCAAAGGAGGGTTCTTCATCTATCACTGATACATCAGCGGCAATGAAGAATGCTGGTGTTGCGGCTAAATTGGCTGGCCTAAGTTTTGAAGAGGCGAATGTTGGTGTTCAGTTGTTAGCAAAAGGTGGATTATTTGCTGCTGAAGCAGGAACAGGATTTAGGCAGGTCTTATTAAAACTAGAAAATGAAGCTGAAGATAAATTTAAGCCTTCTATAGTTGGTCTTGCTGGAGCTTTAGAAAATCTAGCGGCAGAAAATATGAGCCTTACTGAGCTTACTGGTTTATTTGGCGCAGAAGCCATGAAATCGGCAGCGGTAATGATATCGGGAGCTGGAGACGCAAGGACTTTAGAAGCAGCTATAACAGGAACAAGTATAGCAAGCGAGATGGCAGCTACAAATTTTGACAACATGGAAGGCGATATGTTGTCTTTAAATTCAGCAAATGAAGGTTTGGCAATTACCTTTGGCAAAATGTTAGAGCCAGCAATTAGAAAAAGTCTTCAAGCTGCTACTGATTTTTCCAGAAAAGTTGATGATTTTGTAAAGTCAGATAAGTTTGATGATTTTATTAAAATACTAACCATATCATTACAAACTTTGTCAGTAATATTATTCACTAAGGTTATTGTCAGTCTTGTCTCAACTAGCACTGCATTTTTAACTACCGCAAGCTCTGCGGGGATACTAAAAGTTGGATTATCTGCTTTAGGTGGTCCTATTGGCGTTACTGTTGCTGCATTATTTGGGCTGTACAAAATATTAGAAAATGTTTTTGGAATAGATTATGAAACCTATATTGTCTATTTTAAAGCGATAGCAATTGTAACTGGCAATGCTCTAAAAGAAATTAAAGTTAAATGGGATGACTTTGCTGACTTGGTTTCTTCAAAAGTACAAAGTTTGTTTAAGTATTTAGCGGATTTATTTGCTCCATTAATAGATTTTTATGCTTCAGCTATAAATACGTTAGTGGGTTTCTATTCAGGTCTTTTTAACTTTATATCAACAAATGCAAAAATTGCGGCAACAAATTTTGTTGATGTTTTTAAAAATGCTTTTATGAATGTTAAGAACTCCATCGCTAACCTTAGTACAAATATTTCAAGTTTTTACGCGACTATGAAAGTAAAAGCCCAATCTCTTTATGATAGCGAAGCAGTAACTGCTGCAAAGATGAAAGTTATTAATGATAAGAAATTAGCTTCAATTAATAGCATTAGTAGTGCATTTGAAGCGCAAAGATTAAAGCAGATTGACGTAAAAGAAGAGACTGGTTTTTTAAGTAATGTTTACACTTCATTCACTACAACTGTAAATAATGTTGGTGGAGCCTTTAAGGATTTTGGTACTGATATTGTTAATACTGCGACAACATTACAAAATGCGTCAGCAAATCAAATCAAATCAGCGTCTGATTCAATAGGGGTATTAAAAACTGAATTTCATAAAACAACTGAAAACGTAAACCTTTTAGGCAAAGCAATTACTGTAAATACCGGACAAGATGGTTCTTTTAGGGTTGTAAACGGAGTCATGGCAGCTCTTGCCACAAATACTGGAGCCGTTGCCTCCGCAGCAGATACTACAGCAACAAATATTGAAGCAGTTGGTTCTTCATCTTCGGCAGCGACTCCTGCCGTTACCGCTCTTACTGTTGAGCAGCAAACATTCGCAACAGCGGTAGTGAACACTCAAACGGCTTTTGCTACATTGATAAAAGACACTATTATTTCTGGAAAGTTGGATTTCAAGAGCTTCTTTTCTTCAGTGAAAGAAGGCTGGAAAACAATGGTCTCAGAGTTTGCCTCTAAGAAAATAATGGATATAATTTTTGGAGAAGGCGGGATAACTGGGTTTCTTGGCTCATTGTCTGGCGGTATGAATGGAATAATAGCCACAATAACAAACGGAGCCAAATCAATGTTTGCCTCTATAACTGGCAGCGCGGTTTCTGGTGCTACTGGTAGCACTGCTGCTAGTGTGGCTACTAATGCTGCTGGTGGAGCTACTGGTGGAGCTGCTGCTGGCGCGGCTGGTGGTGCTACTTTAGGCGGTGTGGTTGCTGGTGCAGGTCAATTCATAGCTGGAATGACAGGTAGTGCAACTGGTATTGCTGCGGGAACTATGGGTCCACCTACAGCGGCGGCTATGGCAGGCTCTGGTGTAACAGCAGGACTACAAGCTGGTGGAGCTAAACTTCTTGCCCTTGCTACTAACCCTGTGACTATAGCTATTGCTGTTGCGGCGGTTGCTGCGAAGCTATTAGACAAAAGTGGAACTATGTCTGCTAATGCGGGAATGTTAACCCAAAATCTTGCTGGTGTTGATGCTAGTAGAAAATTTGCTATCCCCAAGTTTGCTTCAGGAGCCCAATTTTATGGCTTCAAGCGAAGGGAAGAACAAAGCACAGCTAGTGCCGTTGTAGATTCTTTCGCTACTCTTGATTCGGCATTAACAGAAGCGGCATTAGCAGTAGGCATTACACCTAATTTATTAGCGAAGAATTTTACTGGTAGTGATGAAAGAGGCCGGAATTTTGGAAAAGGAGCCTTTTTGGGTTCTGCTAGTGAAGATGGCAATAATAAAAGCGTAAGCCTTCAAGATCAGTTAGACAGCTATGCTACTCAATGGATAAACATGGTTGGAAGTGCAAATGGCGTAGACCCATCCGTTATCGCTGATGTTATTGGCGGTGGTACAGCGGCTGGAATTCTTAATAGAACCAAGCCTGATGGCTCTTTAGCAAGCGGTATAGAAAGAATTCCTTTTGATGGGTTTAGGGCAGAATTGCATGAAGGCGAAAGAGTACAGAGCGTAGCGGAAGTTAAAAGAGCTGATCTTATGGCTTCTGAGATGAATAGTCTGAGAGGTAATTTAAATGATCTTATGTTGGTAGTTGCAAAAGCAGTAAGCAAAACGGCTAGAATAGAGTCTCGTTGGGACATAAACGGACTGCCACCAACTAGGACTTAATCATGCAAATTATTACCGCTCAAACATTAACCAATAGCACTCTGACATCTTCTTCTGTTCCTGAAAATGATACTACTGAGTGGACTTCTGGCGGCAGCTTTGCGATTAATGCGACCTGCATGGTTACCACTACGGCTAACGGTGCTGCTGTAGCAACTCATCTTATTTACAAGTCTGTTGCAGGGTCAAATAGCGGTAATGACCCAACGGCTTCAACTGGACTAACCTACTGGACTCCTTTAAACAGCACTAATCGCTGGAAGATGTTTAATCAGACGGTTCAGCAGCAGACAGTTAAAACAGGAGGCTTTAATGTTGTCATAACTCCAGCGGCAATAGTTTCTGGTATATCAGTATTAAATGCAGATTGTGAATCAATTACTATACTGATGGTTGACCCGTCTGAGGGAACAGTGTTTAACCAGACATTTTCAATGGTTTCAAATTCAGGAATCACTAGCTGGTATGCCTATTTTTTCACGCCAATAACCAGAGATAGCGACTTGGCTGTTCTTGGATTACCTCCTTACGCTAATGCCGTGATTACTGTTACATTCAATTCTACTGGTGATGCTAAATGTGGAGCTTTGGTCTTTGGGACTACACAAACAATTGGTATATCTCAATATGGCGCGTCTTTTGGTATACAAGACTATTCAACAAAAACCACTGATGCCGCTGGAAATGTTACTATTCAAGCTGGCAGCTTTAGCGATATAGCCGATGTGGATGTTTTAATAGAGACATCTCAGTTTGCAGAAATAAAGAAAATCCTTACAGATGCTCGATCTGTTCCTAGCGTTTGGGTGGTGGAGCCAAATGTTCAAGGATTAATTATTTACGGATATTTTAGGGAATTTAATATTTTAATGACTAATCCCAATGTATCTTTGACCACGTTATCAATTGAGGGTTTAAATTAAATGACCATTCCAACTATTACCGTCTTGCCTACAGCTCCAGCGAGAACTGATGCTCCAGCAGTCTTCAATACTAGGGCTGATGCTTTTCTAGGTGCGTTATACAGCCCTTTTTCTACGCAGATGAATACTTCAATCGGTGCAATGAATGTTGATATTGCTGGAGTAAATGCGGATGCAGTTGCTGCTGCTGGTTCTGCTAGTGCTGCTGCCGCTTCTGCTGCTGCTGCGGCTGGTGCTGCTGGCGTTACTGAATGGGTTAGTGGAACCACTTACGCTGAAGGCGATGCAACATGGTCTCCGATAACATATCAAACCTATCGTAGAAAAACTAATGGCGCAGGAACTACAGACCCAAGTGCTGACGCTACAAACTGGGAGAAGATATCATCTGTATTGCCCAATCAAGCAGGAAACTCTGGCAGGTTCTTACAGACTGATGGAACTTCAGCGACTTGGGCGGCGGCTGCTGCTGCGGCTGGCGAGATTCAAGCTGTGGCATCAGAAGCTATTACTGCTGGTCAAAGTCTTATTTTAAAAGCAAACGGCCAAGCTGCTCGTGTATCAGGAACTCAGCTTGCTGGTTATGAAACTTCATACGTTAATGCTGCTGGACCATCAGCGGTTATTAGAACCGCATTTGATGAGGCGAACAAGAAAATAATAATTGCACAATCCAGCAATATTGCTCCAGTAGGTCTTAATGTGCGGGTCGGTGTGGTTACTTCGGGAGGCATTGTTTTTGGCACTGCTGCGGTGACTTATGCAGCTCATAGCTGGGCGTTCGATGTTGGTTATGATGAGTCAGCAGAAAGAGTGATTGTCGCATACAAAGGTGCTTCTAATTACGGTTATGTAGTCATTGGTCAAATAATAGGGTCAAATATTTCTTTTGGAACTCCGGTTCAATTTACTACCACGCAGCCATATACCATTTCTCTCAGCAAGGATACGGCAAACAATAAGTGGACTATGGCATGGTCTAACAACGGAACTGCTCTATACGGCTCGATAATAACAATCAGCAATATAACACCGTCAATTACTACTCCAGCAAATCTTTCTGTTGGTGCTACTCATGTTAGCTCTATGTACGATGCAGTAAATGCTCGAACGGTTATCGCGGCTGCTTACGGAACTGGTGGGGTTAGAGCGGTAGCCTTTACTTCTAATGGAAGCGTATTAACAAAAGTAGGAACAGGGGCTAACCCAGAAATAACGGTATCTATATTTGGAGCTGACCAGAGAAACCAATGTATTGTTTATAACTCACAAGAAGATGTTTATGTTGTCTCATGTGAAGACAGTGCTAGGAAGGCGTATGCTTTTGCATGGAAAATAAATGCGATATCAACTACAACATTAGCGGTTACGGTGGCTGACGCAGGGTCTGGGAATAAATATTATATAGATGGCGTTCTACAAGCGAGTCTCCAATTAACCGAAGGTAATACTTATATATTTGATCAGTCTGCATCAACTAATACAGGTCATCCATTAGTTTTATCTACAACATCTGACGGAACTCATGGCGGCGGTACTGCTTATACAACTGGGGTAACTACTGTAGGAACTGCTGGAAGCGCAGGAGCTTACACGCAGATAGTCGTGGCGACATCTGCACCAACTTTATATTATTACTGCTCTGCTCATTCAGGAATGGGAGGTACTGCTAGCACACCTGTTTTTGCTACTTATTCTGCTGGCACACCTATCAAATTAAACAACAACGCAATAAATGATTCCAATGATTACAGTACCCAAACCGCAGTATATATGACTGCAATTAATACGACTTATATAAGAACAAATACAGTAGGCAGCGGGCAGCAAAAATATAATGAAATAACAGTTTCAGGAACAACTATTTCTGAAAACGGGAAATCAAGAACAATAGACCCGAGATATTTTGGAAACTCTGTACAAGACACTGCTGTTAGTTCAGCGATTTATGCAAGCTCGATAAATGCTATTTGTGTTGTTTCTGCTAATAGCGCGGGAGACCCAGACGGAACTTTCGCAAAAGTAATTTCTGTCGGATATGAAACTACAAATGCCGCCGATTATATCGGCTTGGCTGCTGAAGATATTGCCTCTGGAGCAACTGGTAGGATAAACATAATTAGTGCAACAAATAACAGCGTATCTGGTCTATCAACAAACACTGAATATTGGTTGGCTTATGATGGTTCTTTTTCTAGCACTGAAACAACTTTTTCTAAAATTGGCCTTGCTAGAAGCTCGACAAGTATACTGCTAACTGCAAACTCACTGAATGCTACTTTTCCTGCTTACACTTCAAGAAGAGCTTACGAAGTAAATGGCGGGGTTTCCTCTGGCGATTTGTTATTTGTTGATAGTTCTGGATTACCAGCACCAATAGAAAAAAGATTTACTGTTGCGACTGAAAAAGCAAACCCAATGAATAATTACAGTGGGGCCTCACCAAGTGTCCTCGCAACTTTTACTCAAGGTTATTTTGCTAATCTTCCCACTCCTGATGGTGGCGGGCTAATGGTTATGCTAGGCACAAGCAACTATCCCTATGTAATTCCGTACGTTAACAATGGTGGAACTATAACTTTTGGGTATGCTTATAATATTAATAACGGTTATGGAGTTTCAAATACTCCAGCAATGTATTTTGATGCCGTCTGGGATGACGCTGTGGGGCAGTGGGTTTTTATCATTCAGCATTCTACAAGTTATTACGTCTATATGTTCTACGCGAGGAAAAAAAATAATGACGTTATAATGGAGTCTAGTCACAATGGCGGGAACAGTATAACAAAAGACTACCTTGGAGCTTATGGAGGAAACAATTGGGGCGTTCAGCTAGGCCTTTTCCCACAAACTGGTGACTATGTAGCCATGATGCAAAATGCTAGTGGTGGCAGCTACGCGAATATTCAATTCAGAAGACACGCTCCAACCACAGGCAAATCAACTCTAGTTGGTGCTGCTTTTTCTGGGGGACTTCCGGTTACGCTGGCCTGGGGGTGGGGATGGAATAGCCGAGATAATATTTATTATATGAATAAAAAGTATTCTGCTCAATATTATTTTGATGGGTATATTTATAATGCGGCAAGTGATGTATATCAAACTTCTGGCACTGGCGCGTTTGCGAACTTTTATATAGCTGGAACCTCGTTTCCTAGTCATTCCAATTCGACTTATGCGGTAGGTATTCCTTCAGTTTATGACCCTGCTTCGCAGAAGATGCTGTTTATGCATATAGGTGCTAGTGGCTACTATATGAATATTACTGCTCTGACTATTTCAGCCACGACTCCATACTTAGCTGTGGTTGCAGGCTCAACATGGACAGACTCTTATAATACTTATAATACATATTCAAAACCAAGATGGCAGGTAGCTGGTGAATCAGGAATTTGTATTATAGGCACTGGCGGGAGGGTGCGCTCATATATGTTTGATGGGACAGTTATATATAGAGTCGGTTCGCAAAATGCTTCGACATACAATTCAAATGGGGTTTACTATCAGCCTCAAACTGACACTATATATCAGAGCTGGAGAACCGCTACTACCACTGGTTATTATAGTTATGCATTCAGCAGTTTTAGTTCTAACTCTACGTCATTTTTTGGTATTGCTAACTCAAACACAGCTCTTGGATTAAATGCTGAAGTTGATTTGATAGGGGGAATAAACACTTCTCAATCAGGGCTTCTTGGAGGTAGTACCTATTATGCTGGAGCAGATGGGGTTTTAACAACCAGCTCTAATACCAGCCGAGTTGGGTTGGCTATCAATGCTACTAATATGTACATCAAAGGATAAGTATGAATATTTTAGTTAACAATGAAGATAATTGGGTGATTGCTAGTTTTGATGAAGATGTATCCCTTGAATATACGCCTACTCTATGCGCTCACGCTCCAATTAATGCTTTTTATAGTGGGTATGATAATGATAATTCAAAAATTGTTGAAGAGGTAACTCTGCCAGACGATTATGTTGATCTTAAATATTGCTATGATTCAGAGTCTGAGACTTGGTCTGAAAATGAGACTTATGCTTCTTGGGAAGAAACTCCAGAAGTTGGAGAACATGACCCTAATCCGGTAGATGCAGAAGAGTTACTTAATAGGTAGATAATAGTTATGACTAAAGACGAGATGGCAAAACTGGTGGAGCAGTCCGCAGAACTTGGAGCCAGAAAAGCCTTGAGAGATATTGGTCTTAGCGATGATGATGCTCTGTCCGATGTGTCTGAGCTTCGGGGACTGCTTGAGTCTTGGCGTTCTGCAAAGCGAACAGTTGGGAAAACAGTCTTACAAGCACTAACTACTTTATTATTGTCCGCTTTTATTGCTGGCTCTTATCTTAATTTCTTCAATAAGCAATGATAAATGATAGGCGAAATAGCTCTACTCATAAAAGGACTCGATACAGCCTGCAAACTGGTTAGAACAGGTCTTGACCGCAAGAAAGACATCGAGGCAATGGGTAGTGAGATTTCTTCGTTCTTTGCTTCTAAGGAAGAGATTGAAGCCAAGATTGAAGAAGTAAAAAGAAACCAAGGCGGCTATGCAGGCTCTGCCCTAGAAGAAGCCATCCAGATAGAGCAGCAAGCTCAAAAGATAAATGACATGATGTCCCGAATTGGGAAAGAGTACAGTCGGCAAGGCAAGTCACACAAATGGGCTAAAGTAAAAAAAGACGCAGCAAATATTCAAAAGAATCGAGATTTCAATTTGGCTCAAGCTAATAGAAGAAAAATACTTAAAGATAAAAGAGATGAAGATTTTTATCTCATTGTAAAACTGGTTGTTGGTCTAGTTATATTAATGATTGGAGTTGCAGGATTAGTTTTTACACTCGCTATTAACTGAGGATTTTAAAATGGAAATGATAAAAAACGCATTAGCCAAAGTTGGCAGTCCAGTGTCTCAGATTATTGATGATACAGAGCATCATATTCTAGGCGGTATCATCGTAGCACTGTTACTGGGCGTTGCTCTCTGGATATTTATCTAAATGCTTGCCTCGCTTACTGCTTTGATTGGCCCAGCCATGACAATTCTGGAGAAGGCAATTCCAGACAAAGACCTGCGCGAGAAGCTATCGCATGAGCTGGCAGTGCTTGCAGATAAGCAGATGACCGCTCAGATAGAGGTCAATAAGGTTGAAGCAAGTCATCCTAGCCTCTTTGTATCGGGATGGCGTCCGGCTTGCGGATGGGTCTGTATCTCTGCTCTCGCATACTCAACAATCATTTCTCCAATTCTAGGCATCTGGGTTGTTGTCCCAGAGGTAGACGTTTCATTGCTCACTACAGTCCTAATGGGTATGCTTGGCCTCGGTGCTATGCGCTCATTTGAGAAAACTAAAGGCGTGAGCAGGGAGAAGTAAATGCTGAACTTAATCGAGATGCTAAAAAGGCATGAGGGTGAGGTCGTTACTAATGGCCGTCATCTAATATATAAATGCTCTGCTGGTCATTGGACAATAGGAATAGGCAGGAATGTTGATGTAAACGGCGGGCTAGGTCTTTCAGAAAAAGAGGTAGACTTTTTACTTGAGCAAGACATTGAGCGCGTAATTAAAGAACTGAGTACAGAATACGCGTGGTTCAACCATTTGGATGACGTTCGTAAAGACGCAATGATAGATATCAGCTTTAATCTCGGTGCTACTAAATTGCGTAAATTCCTATTAGCACTAGATGCGATGGCAATAGCAGATTATCAAACTGCTTCAGAGGAATTCCTAGACTCTGACTGGAGTAGAACCGTTAAGGGTCGCTCTGTTGAGCTGGCAGCTATGATAGAAACTGGCGAGTATCAATAACTGAAAAGGAAAAAATTATGTCAGACATAAAATATACAGATGAGATGACAGATGAGATGGCAGAAGAAATTATAAAAGAGATTCCAGAAGTTATAGACGAAGCTCCAAAAAAAGTTAAGACTCTAAAGAAAGCCAACCAAAAGTTTGCGGCTCCCTATGGCTCTGAAAAATCGGTTGGCAAGAATGTTGATGTGAAGTGTTCTAGCAGCAACAGAAAGGCTAGTTATGACTCAAATGCTCAACAGCTAACAATTACCCAGAACGGTATAACGATAATGGTTAGCCCCTGTAAAACAGAGAGGCAAGCTATAAGACTAGCTGCTAAGTTCTAAAGCCATGACCCCTGTATGGATTTTTATCAGAGACATCAAATTCTAAAGGTCTCTGATAAATTTTGTACGATTGAAGAAGGTATTCTGTTTTTCCAATTGCCATGCGTTTGATAGTAGAACCTTTTCTTAAAAAAATGCGCTGACGTAATCCATGCCCGTCCTCTTGGGCAATAATAGCCAGCCTGTAGAATGGACCAGACATAATGTCACCAAGTACCGGCTTGTAATTGTAAACCTTCTCACCCTTTACAATTGTATGCGGTACACATTCTTTTGAATAAAAGCTCCAAAAGTTTTTCTTTGTTGTATTAGAATCAACTCTAAGATTAGTCAAATCTATCCCAGCGACCAACTGACCGCCACGAGAATTAGTAGTAGCTTGTGCGAATCCACTCATTTAGCCTCCTATTCGTTCGTAATGGTGCTTAATTAATACTTTAAATTCTTTGTACATATCCTCGTAATCTTTTTTATAGAATTTTATAGAATTTTTACGACTGTCTAGCATATCTTGCACGTATTCATTCCCGTACATATTTTGCATCCATAAAGTATATTCTTGCGCTGCTGCTCCGTGTTTCATACCGAACACGTTACAGCCATAGCATTGCGGGTGAACATTCTCGATTTCTAACGCCCAGTAAGAACTAATACCTTTAGCTATAAAATGACCGCCTTGCATTCCGTCTCTGTAATGCTTAATGATTCCGCAGGATACACACTGTACATAACCCTCATCATCAGCGGCAGATAGCCTAGATAACAACTGTATAGCTTCAAGACATTTTTTTCTGTTCATCGCAAAGCCTTTTCAATTCTTTTATTTCTGCTCTCATTTCTTCAAAGCAAGATGTTAGCTCACGAACTAATTCCAACATTTCTTCCGCATCTTCTTCATTAAATTCAATATTTATTTTCATAATTATCTCTGGATGGAAAAGGTACGCTGAAGCCATACTTATCAGCAAAGTGTCTATTTAGAACATCATAGACTTTGGAATACTCATTAGTGTTGGCTTTCGTGGTTGATTTCTTTTGAATCATTGCTTTCTGCAATGGCTTCCACAAATGTTCCCGAACCAACTCTCCAGTCCAAGGTATGTCATATTCTGCCTTGAGAACCTTTTTCATATCTAGTCCTCGATCACAAAATGCTTCAGCCAACTGTTTACAGTAGACCTGTAAGGCATTGTTCTGAGCATTGGTGCGCTTCTTACCTATACTCCACTCAACTGTTACAGATTGATTGATTTTCCATTCTTCAATTATTACCTGAACAAATTCTTCAAGGTTTTCTTTAGAATTTATATCAAACCTTTTTACTGAGGTCATGTTTTTCTCTTTCTCGCCTTTTCAATTCTTTCCCACTCCAATCAAATTGTTTAGTGTTAGAGAATTCTTGTGAGTTAAGTTTCTGAATTTTACCGCCCCTGCTTAAATACAGACGAATCTGTTGTGCGATTATTTCTCGTTCAGCATCTTTCTCTTTAGATAGAGAATCAGACATTAACGCCTCTGCGCCAATTCTTTTGCCATATTTGCATAATGTTTTAAATCCACATCGCTAAGTTTGATGCCTCGCCTGATTTTATCTTTGGCGATAACCATGAATTCCGAATCAGGTACTTCAATTTCTCGTGGAGATGTAGTTACTGTGACCTCTACACCTTCGTGACCTAGACTTATAAATTGATCTACTGACATTCCAAATATTTCAGCTAATTGCTGAACCTTATGGATTGAAGCAGATACATTCCTGCGCGTGTAGTACACTGCCTGCCTAGACTCACCAAGCCTTTCAGCTAGAGTAGCTGTAGATATTCTGGTTAAGTGCTGTGCTTCTTTCATGCTTGCGCCAATATTTGCTGTTTTCATCTTAAATTCCTTGTGGTATGTTTTGTTTGGGATTGATTTCTCTTTGAGTAAAGACTACCCGACTAGGTTTACCCCTTTCCTAGTCGGGTTTTTTTATTAGAAAGGAATGTCATCGTTAAAATCATCACCAAATTGGCTATTTGATTGCGCTTTTTGCCTTGGCTCTGAATCTTTAGGCTTAGAGTCTAGGAACTGCATAGAGTTAGCGATTATCTCTGTGCTGTAACGCTTCTCACCATTCTTTTCATAAGTGCTAGTGGTTATCTTGCCTTCGATATAAATTTTAGAGCCTTTTTTAACGTACTGATTTGCCAGTTCCGCAAGTTTGTTAAACATAGCTACACGATGCCATTCTGTTTTCTCTTGCTTCGCACCCTGCTTGTCTGTCCACTTCTCATTGGTAGCCAAAGTTAAGCTAACAACGGCAGTACCTGTAGCTGTAGTTCTATATTCTGGGTCAACGCCCACATTACCTATAAGCATTACTTTATTGAGTGACATCTTTTTCTCCTTTTTTAAATTTAGCGATACATTCGCTGATATGGTCTGTTGCTCTTTCTAAATGGTCTTTGAGTAAACCAATAAATTTTTCATCCCTTTCTACAGTAACCATTAGCTGCTCACCAAAATCAGGGTGATAGCTATAGAAATGCCAAACATCTCTTTCAGTTACTAATAAACTGCCTTGGACTTGTTGGATATACTTTGTCGGTAGTACACCGCCTCTAAGATAAGCCAAATGGTTATGACCCAGAGGACACTTGATCTCTAGCCCTGCATCAGTACCAATCAGCCCGTCTGGACTGCAACCAGCTCCGATATTATTATTAATATAGAAACCAATTTGATACACCTCGCAATCGTGAATGAATTCAAAATTGCTTCTTGCTTGAGGTTCTAAATCAATACCTCTCTGCATAGCGTCAGAAGTAAAGCCATTAGATGATCTCTGGCCTGTAATGACTTCAGCGGCAAGCTCATTAATATAAGCATCTGCTTGAGCAGACCATTTGCCAGTAGTTGTACAGATTCGACTAAAGTTACTGGCACTAGGTATACCCATTCTTGCTTTGAACCACTCATCTGAGCCTTGCTCACAATCAACAATATCCATAATTTTATCGCTCAAAGTATCCACATTAACTCCCAAGAATTTATTTCTGCCGTCAATAATCACGTATTCTCACCTGCTGTACGTTCCATATTTTGCAGCTTGCCATAAATAGATAAATATTGAGATTTAGGTACATCGGATAAAGAGGTCACTCCTGTGGCCGCTAGGACGCGCATCTCAAGGTCTGCGTTGCCAGCTAGTATATCTACTAGGGTTTTCAGTTGCGTCTTTGAGATAGGCTGTACGGGCTTCTGAGAGGGGTTATCTAACTTGTTCGTGTCTATTAACCCCATTGCCTGATTACCATCATCATCGGTTGTCGGGATTCCCAGAATAGAGCCGTAACAATAGCGTTTTGTATAAGTAATCGCAGAGCCGTAGGCATGGGTATCGTGCTTTGAAGGCGGCACACCAAAATCATGTTCCATCCACTGACCGCTAGAATGCATTAAGCGATTAATAATGCCGACATGACCAGCGTCATTAAAAGGAAATTGAACAATGGATAATCCATGCTCACCTAAATGCGGCTTTGCCATTTCAATAAATTCAATGAATTCTGCATAGCTGCTGTTGTGAACACCTTTTGCTTTCTTTAATACTGGAGTGAATTGACTCTGTGCTTTAGACAGAGCTGCTGCCAACTCATTTATTTCATTACTTGTTTTCATTTGATTTCCCTTTTTTTAAATATCCAATAAATTATATTATAAGTTTTTAAAAATGTAAATATATTTAACTAATAGAGGGCTAATAAGGAAAGATAGAGGGAAATTGCAATAGAAGAACTCAAGAGAACTCAAGAGAACTCGAAAGAACTTTCTAAGAACCTTCTACCAAAAACTAAGTTCTAACCCTTAAAAACTAAGTTCCAAAACTTATAAGCCTAGATTCTTCTTCATCTCAGCTATTCGCCTCCTCGCCTCATCTTTGCTTAATACATTATCTTGCTTCTCAAGAGCGAATATCTTGTGAGACTTGTGGCTTTTAGTTAATCGGCATAACTGTCTGAAGTTAGGTAAATCCATAAATGCGGTATGATCTTGTGCTGCTTTTATCCCATTCATGTATTCTTCTTCGCTAAAGTCTTTTGTCAGACTTCTATGCCAGACAGTCATTTCAGTTGACCCTACCTCGTGATGGGTCTTTCCCATTGCTTGTAATATCCTCCATCCCTTCGCCATCGTCTCCGATGAGATATTGCCTGAGTGCGCTGTCTGACTTTTCTGACTTTGTGAGTTGCTGTTGTTGATAAGTGTTGAGACTGATTTCATCGTCGAATCGTTCATTGTTTAGATACCTCTCTACGTGTTGGAAGTTGGCTGAAAATTCACCACGAATTCGTTGTAATTCTTTAGCCATACGTTGTTGCGTATAGTTTTCAATAATGAATTCAACATCATCGGAATCAATCTCCATTTTTATAAATACTTCTAATGCCTTTATCTTGCTACCCTTTTCACCGTAATCAGTATCAAAAGATTTCCATAATCTTTCAAAAGATTCGGGATATTTTCTTCGTTTCATATAAACCCCTTAAATTTTAGACACAGTTACCTTAAAGGCGCTTCACGCCCTTTCGGAATTTTCTATCGCGCTAACTCAGTCCAGTGTATCGAATATGGTATCTATTCAACTGCATTAAGCATTAGCAGTTAAGGCTCTTTCGCTCACAGGTATCGCCGTCTCGTGGGTTTAAATATTCCCACGCCTAAGCCCACTGGCTGAGTGTCGATAGGTGGATTGCTGAAGATATAGGGGAGGTGATAGGATTACCCTGTCGGGTGTCCAAAATACTGCCTCTCTCAAATATCGGACTTTAGGCGCGCCAACGCCACCGACTCACTTATTAAATACTGACCCATCTCAAATGTATACATTTTTGATCGTTTTCTACCTACGCGATTTTAACTTCTTATTAGACATAGACTAAGACTAGCCTTTAAAACGCTATGGTGACGTTCTAAGACGTTCCTAGCGTATCTATACAGCATCTCTAGCACCTCTCTCTATATCTCTATATATACCTATATATAGCTCTAAATAGCTCTAATTTAGCTCTAATTTACATTTATTCTTAATTAAAATATTTAATAGAATCAATACGTTATGCAATTATTAAAAATAAGTGCTATATATGTATAAATAATCTTTACTCTATATAAGAAAGCTAATAAGATGGCATCTCTTACTTATATAAATAAAAGGGTTGATATATGAAAAACGTAAATGATATGAATCTTAAAACGATAGATGGTCTTACTCATGCGAGTATTCATCTTCTCGATCAAATTGATGAGCAAGACGAAATCATAATTGCTCTTTTAGATCAGCACAGCAAAGAAGACTTACTTTTAGCAGCAGAAGAAATGACTCGAATAATTGAAAATATGCTAGATGGTAAAACCACTGAAGATTATATAGAACAGCATGGTGAACCTAAATTTACAGAAATAGACGGGTCAGCCTATCAAAACGCTGTTAATGCTCAGAGAGCATTTATAAATACTTATGATCATTGTGATCTGATGGTTATAGATCAAGATGCTAATTATGTTCTTGTTGAGAAAGGCGAGAAATTAGTCAGCCCCGCAGGATTCCATCCAAGTCAGCGCGTTTTCATCAAGACCCGCACAGCTCTATCCGTAAACAAACTCCCGCAGCACAGCAATCTAATCGCTTATAAATTAGAACCAGCTGATCCATTTCTACAAATACTCTCACGCTAAATCAATTAGCCCCTTCGGGGGCATTACTTAAAAGGGAAAACAAAATGTATATAGCAAAACACGATATAGAAATTATCAATCTCGAAGACCTAGCAGTCATTGTTTCTGGATTAGTCAAAGAAGGTGTTACATTTGAAGTTGAGACTAAAGATATTTCTGATCTTGAGAAGCATTCAGAGATTAAAAGCGCAGTCAAATATGTTGTTACATTAACAGGGGGTTATTAGATGAAGATAATATCAAAAAAAGAATTAGAAAAATTGCGAGATGGTCTTTGTGATTATGAAAAAGACTACCACCAAATTCCAATACAGGTATTAGACGAATCTGAATGGTCTGATTTCAAAGCAAAAAGAATAGCATTTGAAGATAAATTATTCGAAAGACTTTATGACGAAGAAGGGGCAGCAGAATGATAGCAACTAAAAACGGCATGGCAAGCCATTCAACTCAAGAGCTAATCGACTATGTTGAGAAAACTAATAAGAAGGTTAAAACAGTTCCGGCTTTTATAAGACGCACCAGTTTTTCTCGCTGGAATTCCAACAGCGCAGCAATTTGCGCTGAAATACAGAAAAGACAAGGAGAAAGCAAAATGCATACCGCAAACACACTGTTGAGCATCGTCAAATTTTGGGGAGAGGACATCACTCCAGAACAAGAAGTTTGGTTATCTATCGAGGCAGATAACTTGCCAGAGACAGAAAAAGGAAAGTTCT